TCCCCAAATTTTTAAATAATCCAACTATTTTTGAAATCAAATTTTTGAAAAATGAAATCATTGATTGAAATTTATCTTTTATCGGCTTTATTACATGATCATAAATCCAATCCCCTACTTTTTCCAAAATGGCTTTGGTATCATCCCAATGTTTAATAATCAAAGCACCTAATGTGGTTAGTGCTGCAATTGCTAGCAAAATCCAAGCCACTGGATTTGCAGCGTTTACTGCTAACATTGAAATAGCAACACCCGCAAGTATTAGAGATAAGCCTTGTAATATTACAGCAAAATTATTCCATGATGGATCTTGTATAAATTGCATTATCCCTTGAATCAAAGTTACAACACCCGCAAGCATTGTACCAAAAGCTAAAGCTTTTATTCCGTCCATTCCTAGTTTAACAGCAACAATGCCGGCTGCTAAACCATACAAGAAGCCTATTATCAGCTCTTTATTTTGAACAACAAAGTCTTTAACTGCATTTAACATATTTAATATCTTTTGACTATATGTTATTTCATTGTCATAATTTATATCACTACTTGAACTACCACTTGCTCCATTATTTCCAATAACTTCAAGTTTATCAAAACTTGCTAATGATCCACTTGCTTCTTTACCACCATTTTTTACTTTCTTCAATGCTTTTGATAATCCGGAAGCCTCATTTTTTGCATCCTCTAAACTTTTACCAAAAAGGCTCGAAACAAATTTAGCTATTGTTCCAGTTAACTTTGCCAGTCCGTTCATTAAAGAATTAATAGCCGGTAAGCAAGCGTTGTAAATTGGAGCAAATGCCGTCATTAAGTTAGCTCTTATTTGATTCAAATTATTACTAAAAGATGAATTAGTTTTCAATAAAGAAATTATATTATTTCTTAAATTCGTTAATTGATTTCTCATTAAATTAAATATCATCGCCGTCCCAATTAACCTCGACATTTTTAATTTAAATTTATCAATTTTTTTACCTAATTCTTTAAATCCTTCGCCATATTTCAATATTGACTTTTGATTTAGTGAATCGTTAATTTCATCTTTTAAATCGTTAGCCTTTTCTTTGGTGTCATTTAATTTATTAGTCATTAATTCGACTTGGCTAGACAATTGATTTATTTTTACATCTTCGCCCTCTTTTACCAATCCGGTTTGAGCATATAATTGTAAATTTTCAAGTTTACCTTGAACTTTATCTAAAGCTAATTCTTGACTTTTAATACTATCAACTGTTTTGTTATAACTATCTATTAACTTTTCCGTATGTTTTGTTAAATTGTCAAAATCTTTATCGATTCTTTCATGTACTAATTCAGTATCAACTACTATCGCTGTTTTTTTAATTGCCAGACATATAGCACCTCCTTATTTTTAATTTTTATAAAATTCTTCAAAAAATCTTTTTCTTTCTTCTGATTCTTGATGTACTTTTACATCTTCTAAATCAATAACATCCTTAATTTTTTTGTATTGTTCTTTTTCTTCTTTAGTAAGTTTACCTTCGTTTTTTCTAGTTCTATAATAGGTTATTTCTCCAAACATACAATCTGGATTCATATCCATAAATAAAGACATAAATTTCCACCAATGGAGATTATTTTCTTTTTCCAAATCGATGTGATGTGTTGAATTAATTCCACTGAAAATATAACCACCATCTTTTTTGAAAGAATAAACTCGTTGTGATGAACTGTTTTTACTCTTAAAATTTCCATTACAGTCTATGAATAGTATAGCTTTATCGCAAGCAACCGAAAATTCATCATCTGGTATATCTTTTTTATAAAGTTTTTTAACCATTATATATGCCTTTTCATAATTTGTAAGTTCATTGTCTTCCAAAGCTACTAGAATATTAATTACTGTTCTGAAATCGTAATTAATGTCATATATTTTTTCATTAATTCTAATTTTAGTTGGTAATTTATCTGTCAATATATTCATTATAATACTTCCAAATTTTCATTTTGAATGTAGTGATTTACTTTTTGATTTCTTGCATCTCTTACATGTGGAGCAATAAATTCTAAAAGCGGAATTAATAAATCTATATCTTCAGTACCTCCAGTAAAAATATCAATAGTATCTTTTCCAAATACTTCATATAAATTTTTAAATACACTACTAATAGTATCGCTTTCTATTTCTATTACATCACAAACTTTTTGAATATCTGCTTTTGCATTTTCAAAATCTTCCATTGTTTCTAATCTGGTATTTTGTAAATCAGGAATTTTCCCTTTATTTTCAAGTTTTTTTAAGGCATTAGTACAAGTGTTAAAAATGTTTGTTATTTTTGCCATTATTCTGTTATCACTTGGATTAAATTTTATTTCTCCTAATTTATTTCCATTTTCATCTAAAATATCTTCTTTAATAATTTTTTTATTTACTATTATATTCATATTTAATTCCTTTCATAAAATTTAAAAATAAAAAGGGGCAAAATTGCCCCACTATTATGCTGATGTAGTTGCAGTAAATGCTTTAGATGTAGCATTGAATGTACCGTGTGTCTTATTACCTTTCCAATTTAAAGTAATTGGTGCATTTATTTTTGTTGTATCTCCACCCCAAGATTTTAAATCAACTACAGCATCTTCAGTAAATGCTCCATAAGAGCCATCAGTTTGCTTATCCGCAAGTGTTACTTCCATACATTGTAAAGTAGCTTTATCTCCGGTTAGATTATATTTAAACATTAAATATAATATTTTAGACAATACATCGTTTCCTCGAATTGCTACTGGATCAATTTCAGAAGTTTGTGCTCCAGCAGTATGATCTATATTAGTTTTACCTAACACATTCTTTTTTGACTCAATTTCATTATTTAATTCACGTGTTAATTCATCATTGTCTTCTCCAAATGGTATCCATGAAGGAGTTTCTCCATAAGTTATTCCAGTTTCATCACATGCAGTGATATTTGAATTAAAAAGCGTTACGTGATCTTCACGATTAAATTTATTATTTCCATCCAATAATGTTAATGCCATATACTTTCTTCCTCCTTATCATATAGCAATTTGCAACTCATTTCATATCTAGCAATTGTGTTTGTTTTATCCGTTCCATAAAGATATCCACCACTTGTAATTTCGAGTGAGGTTGATATTTCTCCTTGGTTTAGTTCAGGATATTTACCTTTAAAATTATTTTGGCATACCCAATCAGCTATTTTTTCAAATAAGTGTAAATTTTCAATATTTTGAGTATCTTTTAGTGGATTAAAAAAAGCACGACTTGCAATTACAAATTGACATTGTCTGTGCGTTTTTGTTTTCAACACGTTAGTCCCCAAAATTAATGGAGCTTCAACTTGCTCTATAGACCAATACTCACAGTCATTAGAGTTTACATTTAGATAATCAACATTTATTTTTGCTAAATCACCTAAGTAAGGACACTTTTTAAAATAATCCTTTATACATTCAATAATTGCTTTATTTTCCATTATTACCTCCGATTAATTTAACTATTCCATCTAATAAATCATCCATTTCATTTTCTATCATTCGATCAAACCAATGAGAACCTCGTAATCCACCACCATGATATACTAAGTCTCGACCAGTCGGGTCCATTATTTTTTGTGTATTTGGTCTACTCCAAAAACCATAGTCGGGAGCAAAAAAGGCTCCCTTTAAAGTGATTGGGTCCACCATCAATTTACCTTCGTAAAGGTAATTTGCGTCTGGAGTATCCCAAATTACTTTACCACTTCCTATTTTAGTAGCTATTACACCAGAGTCGTGTATATGTTTACCAGGAACATAAGGTTCGCTATGATATAAAACAAAACTATCAATATATTTTTGAACTTTTCCGCCTTCGTCTAAACCTACTGATTTAACTAAATCTTTTGGTAACTCTAGACTTGCCTTAATTTTCAATCTGTTACCTCTATATTGTTTAAATTATTAATAGCATAAGTGTTATCTGATATAGATTTTATCAAAAAATAATCAACATGAGACTTTTGCACCTCGGATAAATCTGTGATTTCTTTAAATTCTCCAAAAACAATTAAGTCATTTTCTTTAAGCGTAAAATTATTACTCTTATCATTTAAAACTGTGTAATTTTCATACAATAAATATTTTTCTAAAGCTTTATTAGAAAATATCACTCTATGCGCTGTAGAATACTTTTCACCATTACCTTCTCTAGATATTATTTTTTCTGTATGAGCAAATACATTATCAACAATACATTGATTAAATTTATCATCTACAATATTAAAAACTGTTACTTTATCTGGAAACATTTTGCCCTCTAAACATTAATCCTGTATTTGCTAATTTTTCATAACAGATACCATAACATTTTTCTTCTAATTCTTTAGCAGATAAAATTCTTTGTATTTGAATACCTGATTTATTAACATAACTTACAGAATGAGGTCCAACAGTTTCACTAGTTATTTCCTTCGTATCGTTTTCAGCCTTTTCTATTAACATATCTTGTTTATACAATATTTCAGCTATTTCACATATTATATTTTTGATATTATCATCAAGATTAGTTTTAT